CGTATGAATATAATTTACGTAGTATTAAATTGGATTAAAGAAGACTGGCAGCAAAATCCTACACGATGTGTTTTAGAAATCATTGCTTGGTTTTTAAGTATATTTTGTGCAGTAACTATGATGATTACAGTACCTAAACCTCCATTTCTACTGCTATATCCTTTGTTTATTTTACAGTGTGCTATCTTTGCATGGGCAGCTTACACAAGAAAGTCTACAGGAATGTTAGCAAACTATATTCTATTAGTTAGTATTGACAGTGTAGCACTAACAAGATTGGTTGTATAATGATTAAAGTTCAAGGCAAAATTCCACGCAAGGTTATGATCGCTGTTAGTGGAGGAGTTGATTCAATGGCAACATTGGATTTTCTTTGTCGCAATCATGAGGTAGAGGTTTTCCATTTTAATCATGGAACAGAATATGGCAAACGAGCAGAAGATTTAGTAAGACGTTATGTTGACAAGTATGATCTACCATTCCAGATCCGTGGTATTGCCAAAGACACAAAACCTAAAGGAATGAGCAAAGAAGAATGGTGGAGAGAAGAACGATACAAGTGGATTGATGTATATGCAGATCGTCACTTGCCAGTGATTACTTGCCATCACCTAGACGACTGTGTAGAAACATGGGTATGGTCAAGTATGCACGGTACAGGAAAGATTATTCCTTACAAGCGTAACAGTGTAATTCGTCCGTTTCGTCAAACACGCAAACGAGATTTTGAGCTATGGGCAAATTTGCATAATGTTCCTTATTTAGAGGATGACAGCAACGCAGATGTGTGTTATACTCGTAACTATATTAGACACGAAATGATGCCACACGTATTGAGAGTAAATCCTGGTATTCATAAAACTATTGCTAAGAAGGTAAAAGATGATTACGTTAGTTGAGTTAATTGCAGGATTAGGTATAGTTAGTTTATTGTTTTTTTGGCTAATGATTAAAGGATGGGATGAAGAATAATGGATATTAAACACCCTTATCAATTTGATAGAGAAAAAATAGAATCACATTATACAGAAAAGGACGGTGTTCCTGTTAAGTATGTGTGTACTACTGATCTTAAGGCGAGCGATCGTCCTGTAGATATTTACTACAGAGCTACACCACATCCTGAATTTGGAAATCGTTACTTTGGATTGTACAACGATAGAATGAATGATCGTATGATGATTTGTAATGCAGACATTGTTGAAGACTTTGAATTTGGTATGATCAAAGACAAAGACAATCATTGGTACTATTCAAGCAGTCATCATGATTGTCTTTTTATTGAAGGCAAAATGATCGATGGTGGTAGACAATATATTCGTTCAACTGGACTAGACGGAGTTTTTAAAATCAAAAATGGAAGATTTGTCCAAAAAGAAGTCGAAAAATGATAGTAAAAAATTAGTTCGAGAATGGAAACAACATCTTGCATATACAAGACTAAATGAAAGAGAGATAAACAAAAGAGCAAAAGAATTTGCACGGAAAGGAATGAAACCAAATGGGCATTAAATTTGAAACATCGTTGGATGACCAAGATTATGGATTAATAGTTTGTGGTAAAACTGGAGCTCTTAAAGGTATTTTTATACCCGAAGGATTAGAAAATCAAACAATTCCTGAACCTGTTGCAAAAATATGTTTAGATTATTTTAATATTGATCCAAACGAAGAGGAAGAAGTAACACTACATTAGGAAAAATATAATGGCTGAAGATAATACAGAAAACACACTTGCAATTAGAGAAATTGCAAAATTAGCAAAAGAATCAAAGTTGTCTCTTAATTTTGATTTTGCTGCAAATGGCATTAAAGAAGACGACATTTTTACTGCGATGGCAAAAAATGTTTTTGAACAATTAGATAGTTTGCCTGAAGAACAAAGGGCTGCTGTAGCAATGGCAAGTATGACAAAATTACTTGTAGAAAATTTTTGTTTAGCAACTACACTAAACAATACATTACAGAGTTCTACCGATGAACAGTAGAATTGAGTATGAAAAGTATGCTACTATTACAAACACTCGCAATGAACAAAGTGTTGAAGCAGAAGTAGATAACATTCGTGTAAATGAATCACTTGATGCATTTATTGCAAACAATAAGATTCATATGCGATGGAATGGTAGAGTTTATGTAGGTAATGCACACGGAATGGAATTTACCACTGCTGGACCAAAAGAAATTATAATTAAAAAAGGAAGATATTAATATGCCACTAATTCCTATGGTAGTTGAAAAAGAAGCAAACGGCGAACGTTCGTGGGATATCTATTCACGTTTGATGAAGGATCGCATCATTATGTTAAACGGTCCAGTAGAAGATACAATGGCTAATGTGATTATGGCACAGATGCTCTATCTTGAAAGTGAAAATCCAGACAAAGATATTAACTTATACATTAATTCGCCAGGCGGTTCAGTAACAGCAGGTCTTGCTATCTACGACACTATGCAGTACATCAAATGTGATGTGCGTACTATTGTTGCAGGACAAGCAGCGTCAATGGGCTCGTTTCTAGCACAAGCAGGTACATCAGGCAAGCGTATTGTACTGCCAGAGAGCCGCACAATGATCCACCGTGTTAGCTCAGGCACACGAGGTACTGGAGGCAGTGTACACATCCAAGAAATGGAAATGGAAGATAACATTCGTCATTTGAAAGAGTCTAAGCGATTAAACGAGCGTCTTACAGAATTGTATGTTAAGCATAACAGCACAGGTAAGACTTTTGAAGAATTATTTGAAACTATGAAGTTTGACACGTTCTTGTCAGCACAAGAAGCAGTCGATAACGGATTTGCAGATAAAGTAGTGGAGAAGAGATAATGGAAATAGCAACTAAAGATCCTGGTAAGAAACATTTTTATCTTAGTTTAGTTAAGAGTGCAGTGCGGTTAGCAGGTTGTCTTGGAGCAGCCGCAACAGGATCAGTAGTGCTATTGGCATTCTTCTTTGCTGTAGCTGAATTTATTGGAATTTGGGAAGAACTATAATGTCAGCAGGCGTAATTGGTATAGGAGCAGTAATGATGATTGCTCCTATAGGTATAGGCTTAACATTGTACTATTCGTACGTGTTTTCTCAAATAGGAAGAAACGATGACAACTAAGTGGCATGGAGGTAAAGGTAGTGGAAGAAGAAAAGGTGCAGACGATACAAAATACAGAAACAACTACGAACGAATTTTCGGTAAGCGAAACAATAGCAAATCTCAAGGGGATTCCGACCAGAAAGGATCTACAGAACATACTAAGCCAAAACGTTCTAGTAGTTGATTTTACAAAACTTAACGGTGACAAGCGTGTTATGACCTGTACACTGCGTGAAGATATGAAACCACCTGCAACAAAAGATGACACAATGAGTCAAAAGAAAGTTCGCGAAATAAACAGAGAAGAACTTGTAAGTGTTTGGGACGTAAATGCTAAAGGATGGCGCAGTTTTAGATATAACCGCATAAACAGTGTAAATATTGTAGATGAATACGAGCAAAGTTGGTATTTTTCCAGTTGACAAACTTTATAAATATATGCTATACTATAATTAAGTTAAACAAAGTAAGGGAATCTAAAATGAAAAATTTAATTATTGCGTCAACACTTGCATTACTTGCTAGTACTCCTGTGTTTGCAGAAACAGCAGTTAATGCTACAATTGAAGATCATTACCGTACAGTAGTTCAACGTATACCTGATGTTGAGCGTGTTTGTGATACCATAGAAGTTCCAATTTACGGTACTGTTCAAGGACAAGCAAGTACAGGTGATACAGTGCTAGGTGCAGTTATTGGCGGCGCTATTGGTAATCAAATCGGTGGCGGCAGCGGCAAAGATGCTATGACTGTATTAGGTGCTATTGTTGGTGCCGATGTTGCAAACAAGAGAGGTTCAAGACAGCAAATAATCACAGGTTATCGTCAAGAGCAACAGTGTTATAACGAAACAACTTATACTCGTGTGGAGCAAGAAGTTTATAGTCATAGCACTATTCGTTTTAAAGAAAACGGCCGTTGGGTCACACTTCAATTTCAACGCTAAGAGGTAGCAATGCGAGATCACATTAACGGTTATAGTTTTAGTTGGACACAGCCATACTTGCCTACAAGCTATAATCCCTTCTATGAAAGAAGTATTCCACGTAGTGAACTAACAGTACAAGAAGAACTTGAACGACTACAAGAAATTGACGATCAAGTTACACTAATGGATAGTTATCCAGAAGCGGAAGCACTAATTAAAAATATCTTTAAATATTAACTTAAAGCACACTCTGCATACAGTATAGCTGATGCAACAGATCTGATAAACTGGGAGTGTGTTTTTTAGGAAGCGTGGCTGAGTGGTCGAAAGCACCCGTCTACTAAACGGACAGACGTTGATAGCGTCTCGTGGGTTCGAATCCCACCGCTTCCGCCAATATGTCAGCGCAGGTTTGCTAGCAGCATAGACACGACTAGGCGTCACGAGTCGCCGCTGTGGCAGGGTTCGATTCCCTGGCTTGACTCCAAATTTAAAATGCTATGAACACTTGGAAGATACTAAAACAAGAAAAAGATTTGCCTATGATTAACTTTAGTCAAAATAAAGTTGATTCTGATGGATGGCACGATAATGCAACTCAGTATCTTGTTGAAAATTTTTTAATTTCTAAACAAACGTGCATAGACATTGGAGCAAGTTACGGATGGTTTAGTATACCGTTTTCTAAATACTTTAAAAAAGTTGTATCTTTTGAACCTCATAAAGATGTTTACGAATGTTTTTTAAAAAATATTGAAAATGCTAATTGTAAAAATATTGAAAGTTATAATTTTGCATGTAGCAATAAAAATGAAAAAATGTTTTTCCAAGCAAATGCGTCTACAGGAAGATCTCAAGTAGTAGATTATAATACACAAATTAGAGTAAAAACAAAAACAATAGATTCATATTATTTTCAAAATGTTGATTTAATAAAAATAGATGTAGAAGGACACGAAGACAAAGTCTTACAAGGTGCAAAAGAAACTATCATTTTTAGCAAGCCAGTAATTATGGTAGAGATACATTGTACTAGATCGCAAGAAAGTTTCTTACATAGACAGAAGATTTTTAATTTTTTAAACGAGTTAGAATATAAAATAGTTGATGTGAGAAAAAATGATTTTATATTCAAATATAAATAGAACTTATTGTAAATTATATAAGTAAAATAACAAGCCGGATTAGCTCAGTTGGTAGAGCAGCTCACTTGTAATGAGAAGGTCGCGAGTTCGACTCTTGTATCCGGCACCATTACTAATAGGAAAGGATTATGGAATTGCGTGAACAAATGATCAATGCAGCACGGAAGCATGCAGAAGCAGAACTAGAATTACACAAAACAAATGTCGAAGTTTATATGCAAAAAGTTGTCGGAATTGGTGAACATTCGGACATTATGGAAACTATCCAAAAAGAATTAGACGCAATGGCTGCTGCCAATGATAGATTAGAAATGTTGGAAAAATATTTTTAATGTATGTATTTGACGATGTATACCCTGAGTTTATGCTAGATTATTATAAAAATAAACTAGCATCTCATTTTAAAAAAATGACAGACGAAGGAAATCATTATTTTCATTTTTATCCAACTAGAAATATAAGATTTCTAGAAGATGAACAAATAATTACAGACATTACAGAATATATTGAATCAAAATTAAGAGTCAAACTAACATGCAGAGGAGCTGAATTACAAACTTGGCCTATAGATTCGTTTTCTCCTATGCATATACATGACGAAGCACAGAGAGCAAGTAACGACGAAGACTTCAATAGTATACTTTACTTAAATGATGATTTCGACGGCGGCGAATTTTTTACCGAAGACGGAATTACAATAAAACCTAAAAAGAACAGATTAACGTTCTTTAATGGTAAAGAAATCGGACATGGCCTAAATAAAGTTTTAAAGAGTCATAGATATACTATTGTTTTTTGGTGGCAAAACACAGAATTTTATTAAAATACAGTTATAGAAATAAAAGTAGTTGACAAAGATAAATATATTTCAATTTCCAATACATAGATAAACAACTGACAGAGGATGATATCTCATGGCAAAAACACTAAAGACTAGTGGTAAAATTAGGAAAAGAGCTAAAATGAGCTCACATGGTGCATATCGCGAAAAGCGCAAGCCTAATTCGCCTTTAGTACTGGCTAAGAGAAGAGCAGAAGCAGCATCTCAGTTTGGCAAAGATCCTGCCTTTAGAGAAGCAATCTATGGCATACTCCAAGAAAGTAATTGATCACTACGAAAATCCTAGGAATGTAGGCAAATGGGATCCAGACACTGATGGTGTGGGTACTGGCATGGTCGGTGCTCCAGCTTGCGGTGATGTAATGAGATTACAAATCAAGGTAAATGATGACGGTGTTATTGAAGATGCAAAATTTAAAACCTATGGTTGCGGCAGTGCTATTGCTAGTTCTAGTCTCCTTACAGAATGGGTCAAGGGCAAAACTCTTGACGATGCCACTGAGATTAAGAACACCGACATTGCTAGAGAGCTCTCCTTACCCCCAGTAAAAATACATTGTTCAGTTTTGGCAGAAGATGCAATTAAAGCTGCTATAAAAGATTACAAAGAAAGATACAAGGAAAAATAATGACAGCACAAACCCTTTTACTAATATTAGTCAACACTGTGAGTGTTTGGCAAACAATTAAGAGTGTTCTATCTGCATTTTTTGGAGTTTCGTCTGGAGAAAGAAGGCAAAGAGATTTTGCAGACGGTAATCCTATCATATTCTTACTTGTAGGTTTAGGCATGACAATGGTGTTTATGTTAAATATATTTCTTTTTGTATATTATATTGTATAAGTAGTAATAAATACTTTACAATGTTTAAAGCAGTCAAGGAAATTATTTGGCACTTAACTTGCAGTAGTTGCAAAGGCTACTTTACTTTTGCAACTATGGAGGACAAATATTGTATTGACAGAGCTGTTTTTCACTGTCCGCATTGCGGTACAAAAGCAAAATGTGAAAAAGTGGTTGACATATAAATACAAAGAAGTTATAGTATATACATACTTAGAAGGAATATTAACATGTTCAAGACAGCAACAAATTATTTGTATTGGTGCCCGCCAGGAGGTAGGGGTTTGTCTTGATGTGACTTTTTAGTACGTTGAAAGCCCCTAGCAGTTAATTCAGTTAGGGGCTTTTTTTATGGAGGAAGTAAAAAGTTTAAGTCGGTTCGGTACAGTTGGAGTGGTACACTGGTCTCCAAAACCAGGATTAGAAATAATCAGGGGGTTCGAATCCCTCAACCGATGCCAATTACGGGGTATAGGCTAGTCTGGTAAGTCGTTCCGTTTGGGGCGGAAAGATCGCAGGTTCAAATCCTGCTACCCCGACCAATTTGGGGAGGCTGGGCACGAGTGAGCCCACCGGACTGTAAATTCGGCGCGAAAGCTGTGGAGGTGCGAATTCCTCCCTTCCCCACCAAACATGTGAGCGTGGTCGAAAGGTTAGGCAACGGATTGCAAATCCGTTTTATGCAGGTTCAAATCCTGTCGCTCACTCCACTAAGTTGTTGATTTTAAACAAGATCATAATGGTTGACACAATAGCAAATCCTTGCTATAATATATACATAAATTAGGCAAACAAATAGGCACACAAAATGGCAGATATATTCGTTATTAGTGATACACACTTTAACCACGAAGCAATCCTTACCTTTAAGGATTACGCTGGCAAGCCGCCTAGAACTTTTGACTCTGTAGAGCAAATGAACGAGTGCATGTTAGACAACTGGGCAAGTGTTGTGAAGCCAAACGATACTGTCATTCACTGTGGAGACGTTCTGTTTGGTATGGACAAAGTTGACTGGATGGAGCAAAACTTTACTAAGTTACCAGGCAAGAAAAGACTTGTACTAGGTAACCATGATAATGTAAAGATGCTTACTCCGTTCTTTAAAGACATTCAACTTTGGATTGACAGTGTTCCAGGGTTAATTTTAACACACACTCCGTTGCATCCAACTACACTTGCTGAAAGACATAGATGGGGCGATGAGCCAAAGTTGAACGTACACGGACATATTCACAGTAATCCTTCACCAGAAGGTCCTTACAAGTGTGTTTGTGTTGAACAAATTAACTTTACGCCAATCAGCGTTGAGGATTTAGTATGAGCAAGTACACAGCAAAGTACTTGAAGCCCACCTCCTTTAAGTCTAAGGACCATTGGATGGTGGGCTTCGTTTGGCCTGTAGCAGGCAGCAAGGGCAACGAGTACAGTGTAGAATTACACGACAAAGGATTTGATTGTGATTGTCCAGGATTTACATTTAGAGGATCCTGCAAGCACTCAAAAGCAATTTTAGATAAAGTAGAAGGGGCGATGGAATGGTAAGAACACAACCAAACTATATTATTGGAGCACTAGAAACACATTCCAGTCGTATTAACAAAGAAGATATCATTCGTGCCGCCCACGAAGAAGGTCTTCCAGAGTTCTTTGAAGGATTGCGTATGGCATTAGATCCGCTTGTAACATTTGGTGTAAAGCAAGTACCAGAACGCTCAGACGTGCTAACTGGACAAGGACTTGCGTGGCCTGTGTTTAAAGAACTTGCAGAAAAACTACAAAATCGCGAACTAACAGGACACGCCGCTCGTGATGCTATTGAACTAGCAATGAGTGTTGCTACAACTGAACAATGGAACGGTTGGTACCGCAGAATACTTATCAAAGACCTACGTTGTGGTGTAAGCGAAAAAACTGTAAACAAAGTAGCACCAGGTACTGTTCCTGTGTTCACTTGCGCTCTTGCACACGACTCAGCCAAGCACGAAAAGAAAATGGTAGGTCAAAAGCAGATTGAAATTAAACTAGATGGTGTTCGTGTTATTACAGTTATTCAAGGCAACAAAGTAGAAATGTTTAGCCGTAACGGAAAACAGTTTCACAACTTTGGACACATCATTGCAGAGATTGAACAAGTAATTGCTAAGAAACCTGTTCCGTATGATCTTGTTCTAGATGGCGAAGTAATGAGTGCTAACTTCCAAGATCTTATGAAGCAAGTGCATCGCAAAGAGAATGTAGAAGCAAATGATGCTGTACTACATTTGTTTGATATAGTTCCTCTAGAAAACTTTCAACAAGGTGTATGGAATAAACCACAACACGTTAGAAGTCAATATGTTAGCGTTTGGGTAGAGCAAAATAAAGACGTCTTAGAGCACGTACAAGCATTGGATTGGGAGGATGTAGATCTAGACACCCCTGAAGGACAAACACGCTTTACAGAGCTTAATAAAGCGGCTGTAGACGGTGGTTACGAGGGTGTAATGATTAAAGATATTGACGCACCATATGAATGTAAGCGCACACACGCTTGGCTTAAAGCAAAGCCATTTATTGAAGTAACATTGGAGGTAAAAGAAATTGAAGAAGGTACTGGTCGCAACAAAGGGCGCCTTGGAGCGTTTGTATGCGAAGGAGTCGACGATGACAGACAAATTACTGTTAATGTCGGTAGTGGTTTCACTGATGCTAATCGTGATGATTTCTGGAATAGTCGCAACAGCATTATCGGAAATTTAGTAGAGGTAAGAGCAGATGCTATTACACAAAATCAAGACGGTACTTATTCGTTACGGTTTCCTCGATTCAAAACCTTTAGAGGATTCGCAGTACACGAAAAGTTATAAGTACGAAAATCCCAGGTGTATTTGGGATTTAGAGAATGAGTGTTAAAATGACACCACAGGAAGTATTTGAATATAAACAACGCTGGCTTCCGGGTTATGCAGTACGTTTACACAGTGATCTAGACTGGAAAGGTAAAGATTGGTGTCGCAGACGCATACCTCGTGAGTCTTGGAGTATGACTACGTGGACAAATGTTTACGAGCATACATTTTATTTTGAAAGCGAAATTCACGCAAATGAATTTGCTAAACAATGGCCGGGGTATACAAATCAATGAAAGTAGGACTAAGTCTTTCTCGCTGTATGCGAGATATATACACAGGTGTAGTAGATGAAGAGGAAGTACTTGTAATTGTAGCAAGAACAGATTTTGATCCACACAACGATAACCATTGGAATGCTATTTGGGAAGGATACATCTACGGCGGAATGAGCGATCCTGAATGGGCAGACTTCGCAGACGAGTACGACGACTTTAGACGTATGGCCATAAGACTGTATGACAACGGTAAAATACATCAACCGCGGCAGTTTGGTGCTCATTCTCCCCGTATGCCTTACTACTGGCTAGAGTGCTTTGTACCTGAAAACGAAATGAATCCTGCACAACAGAAAGCGTGGGACAACTATAAACTGATAACGGATCTAGCATGACATTACCTTGTGAAAGATTTAGCAGTATAGTAAATACAGAACAGTTTTTATTAGACTTGTGCGATCCTAAGAAAACACCTCGTGTGCCTAAGGAAGTTAGAAACAATGCACGTAGATGCTTGCGACACTATCCAAGACGTTATGACTTAGATTTGCTTGCAACTAAATGTCCTGAAGTAATAGAGACTGGCAATAAGATAGATGAGCTAACTATGCTTGTGCATGATTATGAGGAGAAGAAGCGTGTACGCAGTGATGGTGTGTCTTGACGGCAAAGACGATTGGATTTATGTTACAAAGCAAACAGAACACTGTTGGGACTTGCAACCTGAACTGTTTGAAGATGCACATGAAGCAATGGAGTTTGCAAAAACATTCCAACATCCTGACAAACCAGAAATGGTAATGGTGGTAGATTATTATGAAGATTAAAATTTCTAACTATCCAAACAGACTAACTTGTCGTATTCACACACATTATATGGACAAGAAGTATGGCATCATAGATTGGCCAACTGAACAGAGTCGTTTTGAAAACTTCTTGGAGAAACTAGAAGACGCTGTACAAAGTGTGTACAACGTGTTTAACTGGGCTTGGTTTGATAGACGTACACAGAAAGTAAAGGTACGTATTGACCGTTGGGACACTTGGAGCATGGACCATACCCTTGCACATATTGTGTTGCCTATGCTGATACAACTCAAAGAAACCAAGCACGGTGCTCCTTATGTTGATCCAGACGACTGTCCAAAGGATCTTCGTCCAAAAGAACAAGATGAATATGGTACTGATGATACACATTTTGCACGTTGGGACTGGGTTATGGACGAAATGATCTTTGCTTTTGCTAGCAAGTCAGAGGACTGGGAAGAGCAATACTACGGTGAATGGGTAGAAGATGAAACTAAAGCGTTTAGTGGCTATCATATTAACGTAGACGACGAAGGTAGAAAAGCACATCAAGAACGTATGAGCAACGGATTTAGATTGTTTGGAAAATACTATGAGAGCCTCTGGGACTAATGTCTAGAATCACAAAAATTCTTACTCGCCTTGCAATTGAATCTGGCGGCTATGGGCAACGTGTTCCTATGGCTGCTGGCATTGTGTATAAGCGACATCTAATTGCAACTGGTACTAACCAACCTAAAACTCATCCTCTAATGCTTACACAAGGATATCGCAATGATCAACGTTACAGACATGCCGAAGTAGACGCTATACAAAGCGCACTACGCTTGATTACAGCAGAGCAACTTAAACGGTGCGAGTTACACATAGTACGTGTTAAACGACCTTGTATATCGTCTAAGGGCTGGGTATACGGGCTTGCGAAACCATGCGAAGGCTGTGAAAATGTAATTGAGAATTACGGAATTGAGAAAGTCTATTGGACTAAAGACGAGTCAAAAGTACTTGACTTTTCATAAACAAACATATATACTAGCAAAATAACTGTTAGGAGAGACATATGGCACTTCCCAAAGTAGCAAAGAAAAAGAAAAGAGCACCCGTTCGTAGAAAAACAGGTCAAGCATTATTCAGCTTTGACGGTTGGGAAGAATGGGATGGTCAAACATATCATCGCTTTGTGCAATCTGCTCGATATGAGATTTACCAAGAGTTTAAAGCATCTGATATACAAGTAGATATTTTTACTTGGATGAAAGATAATGGATACACCAAAGAAGATATCGTTGCCGCTAAGAAAGCACCAGGTGCTAATCATACTCTTGCTATTAGTTGTAAACTTCTAAACCTTGGAATGCCTGATTTCAATCCTAAAGAAGCAGAATATTGGGAAAGTCTTGCTGGCACAATGGGAGATCTAAAACCTGCTAGCGTATTTGTAAAAAAACAAATTGCTAAATTGATAGAAGTAGGCAGCAAGATAGTAGAAGAAAAGAAAGAAGAAGAAAAAGAAAAGGCAAACGTCTATATTCCTACTATCCAAGAACGTATTAGAGATCAGTCTATTGATATGGTGGAAGATATTGACGTTTGGTTAGAAACCTGGGTTGAAGACTCTGATAGTTTTGATCCAAAAGCATTTGATTTTAAGAAGCATTTCCAAAAACTACAGCCTAGCCAAGCACATGCACGTAAAATGAAGAGCTTTTATGACGGCGTTCTTGCAGATTACGACGACCTAGAACGTATGCCTACTGCTGGACAATTAAAGAAGATGAGCGAACATGATCAAGACATGTGGGCACAACTAAAAGAAGGCTATGCACATCTTAAGAAAGCAGACATTAAAAAGTTCCGTACTGCAATTGAAGATCTTAACAGTGCGTTAGACTTTATTATTGATCAAGCAAAAGCCAATCGTAAACCGCGTAAAGCAAAACCACGTAGTGCTGATAAAGTTGTTTCTAAACTTAAATTCTGTAAAGCAGATCCAAAGTATAACCTAGCTAGTGTCAACCCAGTTGACGTTGTAGGTGCAAATGAATTATGGGTATTCAATATCAAAACACGTAAACTTGGAAAGTATGTTGCAGAAATTATTGATCCTAAAGGACTTGCAAGAGATGGTACAGGTTTAAGTGTAAAAGGTACTACTATTATCGGATTTGACGAAAATTTAAGTGTACAAAAGACTCTACGCAAGCCCGACGAACAGTTAAAAGAGTTTAAAGGCGCAGGTAAAGTTGCATTGCGCAAGTTTTTAGACGAAATCAATACAACTGACACTAAACTTAATGGAAGATGTAATCTAGATACAGTACTTCTCAAGGTTTCTTGATAAATATTGTATACGGAGATTATCACATGCCTGAAATAAACACTGCTGATTTAAATAACGCAATTCAAGGAGTTGCTGATTCTTTACACGATATTCTAAATACTGCATTATCAAACAATGATGTACGTATGCAGAGTCTTACATCTATAGACTTTAATGCTGCTGGCGAAGCAGGAATATACGGTAAAGGCGTACAATGGACAGGCGAAGGGCCTAGCAAACAACTAATATACAGAGCAAATCCAGACCGTATATGGACTAGTGAAAGTATTGATTTAGGCAATGGTCAAAACTATATGATAGGCAACAGAGTAGTGTTGTCTGCTAATGAATTAGGTAGTAGTGTAAGAAATTCAAATTTAACTAGTGTTGGCACTTTAGAAAATCTTCGTACTAGCGGCGACCTAGTTATTGATGGCTATATCCATTATAACTCAGATTCTATGCGCTTAGGATTTGGTACAGATGCACCAAATGCTAGTATTAGTGTTGTAAGTTTAGAATCAGAGTTTATTATAGATGTTGAAGATACATACACTCGTATAGGTACATTTACCACAGACACATTAAAAGTAGTAACAGATAATACTCCTAGAATTGTTATTGGTCCAAGCGGAAATATTGATATTGGTCGCGAAGGCACAAGAACAACTGTAATGGGCAGACTGGGAGTTAATACTAAAAATAGTCCGTCAGATATAGATTTAGATGTCAGAGGCGGTCTTAGATTTCAAGATAAAAAGTTTACAGTTTCAGACAATAAACCGACTGAAGGTACTTTTAAACAAGGTGACATAGTATGGCACAGTGATCCTAAACCTACTGGTTATATAGGTTGGGTGTGTATAAAAGACGGTACACCGGGCGAATGGAAAACATTTGGCCTTATCTCTTCATAAACTAACAATTTTTTGTTTACAAATTAAACCATAAATATTTGTATAAGGCAAAGGAGATAGGCAATGAAGGACTTTCACACCAAAAAAATAAAAGAAATTAAACTGTGGGCTTGGATAGCTACAATTTTACCAATAACGTTTCTAGCAGCATTATTTTTAATTGAACTATTTGGACTAGAAACCATTTATCATAAATTAATAGTAACAGGCGGTGTAGTAATGTTTGCTATGTCAGTAATATGGTGGTGGTGGGCATTACACACTATAGGCAGTGTTACTCATATACTAGGTAGAACTCTAGAAAAATTCAAAAACGTAAATAAAGAACTTGATTCTATAAAAAAAGACATCAAAGATTTATGATTTTAGTAATAGGCAACGGCGAGAGTCGAAAAAGTATCGACATAAATTCTATTAACACAAAAAAGGTAGGATGTAACGCTATCTATAGAGATTATTATGTCGACTATCTTGTTTGTGTTGATAAAAGAATGATACAAGAAGCACTTGATGCTAATGCAAATTATGACAGTTTAGTTTTTACCCGCCCTGATTTATTTTCAAAATTTAATACTAAAAGACTTAGAGAAGTTCCTAGCTTGCCATATGCTGGATTCGAACGACTAGACTTACCTAAACATTGGGGTAGTGGACCTTATGCTACATTATTAGGAGCATTGAAAACAACTACAAATGAAGTAAATATGGTAGGTTTTGATCTATATGGTATAGACGGAAAAACAAACAATATATATAAAGACACTGCAAACTATAGCATATCTAATAAAAGGGCAGTAGATCCTACATATTGGATCTACCAAATTGCAAAAATCTTTGAGAATTTCCCACAAATTAAATTTACAATATATCAAGAAGATGGTTGGACACGACCCAAAGCCTGGAAGAAATCAAATGTAAAGGTTGACAACATAAGTAACATATATTATAATACATAGTATGAATACAACAGGTCTTGGCGTCAACCCTTCTAACTCTGCCGCTACATATTTAATAGGAGAAATATATATGGCAAGACATCTAAGTACAAAACACTACGGACACAATATTGGACTATCAGCAGTGTTTCGTCAACCCAACGCAGATCATTCACACTGTCATTTGCTACACGGATACAGTCTAGCATTTACATTTACATTTGGATGTGATCATTTAGATGATAAAAACTGGGCTGTAGACTTTGGTGGCTTAAAGCCCTTAAAGGCTTGGCTAGAAGATAATTTTGATCACAAATTAGTTGTAGATTCTGCAGATCCAATGCTAGACGATTTACTAGAACTAGAAGAAAAAGGTCTTGCAGAGATTAAAGTATTTGACGGTGTTGGTGCAGAGAAGTTTGCAGAACACGCATTTAACTTTGCAGATGCTCTTATACGTGAGGCAACAGACAATCGTTGTTACTGTGTGCGAGTAGAGTGCGCAGAACACGGAGCAAATTCAGCAATCTACGAGGCTTAGTTTTGGTTAAAAAGTACATAGAAGGCGAAACAAAAGAGCAGCGAAAAATCCGTAAAGCAAAGGAGAAAGCTCTCAAGCAAATAGGTGCAAGCACTCATCCTCAGAAAATTGTAGAACCAATAAAAGAAGTCAAAAGACCTATACCTGCACCTCAACCTCCTACTAGAACACCGTTCCAAAATTATGTAGTTTGTTTAAAATACGGCGACAAGTATAATGCAGATTATGTAAACAAGCTACATACAATGGTCAAAAGAAATTTAACCATTGATTATGAATTTGTTTGCTTTACAGAAAATTCTGAAGGCATAAATGAAGAGATTAGAATTGAGCCATTACCAGATCATCCTTTAAAAGGATGGTGGTATAAGCCGATGTTTTTTAATCCTAACTTGTCTATTAAAGGTACAATATTATTTTTTGATCTAGATGTAATTATATTTGATAATATTGATTATCTATTTACACACGATCCAGGTAAGTTTTATATTATTAGAGACTTTAATAGATTTGTAATTAAAAATTATCAAAAGTTTAATTCAAGTGTTTTTAGATTAAACACAGGGCAACATTCAGAAGTTTGGACAAACTTTATAAACAATTCACAAAGTATTATGAAACGCTATCCAGGTGACCAAGATTGGATTAGAGTTTGTATAACACAAAATTTTAATTTTTGGCCAGACGAATGGATACAAAGTTATAAGTGGGAAATGCGCGGCAAACCAAGGTTTGATAATAAACCAAAAGGACAAAGAGACTTTGCAGTTAATGGAGATCCTGTAATAAAAGATGGAACAAGTGTAGCAGTATTTCATGGAGACCCAAATCCGCACAACTGTAAAGATAAATGGGTGATTGACAATTGGCAATAAAGGTGTTACTATAATACTATGGACTTAAAATTTACAACCTGTGGTGACTTTATGAAATCTACACAAAAACGTATAGGCTTTGCCTGTAAATTTATGGATGCTGATCAGACACAGAAAAAGAAAGTACTAGAAGAAATTCAACGCCCACTAAATACTCGTAGCACAACAGTACAGTGGCTCAACAGGCAAACTGTAGATGTTGCTGAAGAACGCTTGTGGGACATTATGGTCCATAACATAGCGTCCTATGGGAGACTTATAGAGTATGTTGGAAATCTTCCCCCTCAGCTTAGAATGGTCCGATTGGGTAGTGATGTACTTCCTGTTTATACCGAGCCTACTTGGTGTTATTTTTGGCGCCGTCCTGATGTGGTTGCGTACTGTGAAAAAGAGTTCGCAAAAGTTGGAGAGCGAGCCAGACAGTTGGATGTTAGGCTCTCAATGCACCCAGGCCAATTTACAGTCCTTGCTTCAGATAGTAAAGACATCGTCGAAAGATCAATAGAGGAGTTTGAGTACCATGTGGATGTCATCAGATGGATGGGTTACGGCAAACAATTCCAAGACTTTAAGTGTAATGTACACATATCGGGTAGAAAAGGTCCACAAGGCATCATCGACGTCTTACAAAGACTCTCGCCCGAAGCAAGAAACGCTATCACGATCGAAAACGACGAAAACAAGTGGGGACTCGAACACAGCCTCGAACTTGTCGACCACTGCGCACTCGTTCTTGACATACACCATCACTGGTGCCGTGAAGGTGAATACATTCAACCCACCGACGATAGATTTGCTCACATAATCGATTCGTGGCGCGGTGTACGTCCTGTAATACACTACAGCTATAGTAGAAACGAATGGCTACCAACAGACTTTGCACACGATACTATGCCTGATATGCCAGCACTATTAGAAGCAGGCTACAAGAAAGCAAAGCTAAGAGCACACAGTGACTTCTATCCTAATCAACTTGTTAACGATTGGGCATTGAGCTTCCTAGATTATGCAGATATTATGTGCGAGAGCAAGTGCAAGAATCTAGCAAGTATTGAGCTATATAAATACTATATGGAGAGTAATAATGAGCTATTTGAATCAAATGTATGGCAGGAAGCAACCAGCCCAGACCCAATCATCATCTAATAAAAACCCTAACAGAGTAACTGGCGGACTTAAAGCACAAGGTGTTGATCGTTTTACTATGATTTCAGAAGATGGAACTCAACAAGAAATTCCTACTGTGGAATATGTACGCTCGTTGGAAGAACAATCAAGAAAACAGCGAGCAGCTATAAACGTCCTAGAACGCAAGCTGACTCGCTGTGAGACTGCAATTGAACAGTTAAGAAAATCTATTAGGCCTTCTTAAGAGCTGCCTTTTCGGCCTTTGCAAGACCAAGTACTTCTTTAACTAATTCATCTTTCTTTTTACGCTTGTCTAAGTCAACACCATAATTTGCTTTTGCCAAATCTTCTAAGCCTTGCTTAGTTAATTTTGACAAACTCGCCTTAGTGACTTTTACAGTCTTTGCGTCAACTTCAACAACTGTTTCTACTTTCGCGGGCTCAGGTTCTTTAGTTACAGTATTAACTGCTTCAACTACAGGATTTTCCTGGGCGGGTTGCCTAAATAGAAAGTAAGCAACCACGGCTGCAACGATCACAGCTCCAATTACTAATTCAATAGTCATAATTATTCCTCCTATAGGAACAATTACTTATATAAATATTGTACAGAAGGAGATTAAAAATGGTTCAAAAATGGATTAATGCAAGACTCAAAGAACGTACAACACTCGACGGTGCTATACTTGTAGGCGCAGGCGTTGCGTTTCTTATCTTCAAACCAATCGCTGCTCTAGTAGCTTATGGCGCTATTGCGTATGGTGCTTGGACAATCTGGAAAGCAGAGTAATTGTAATAAATTGTAACATTGCACTAGAATAGGTTGCATTTTGCAGATAATGTGTTTAAATATTAATTGTTCTCAGGAGAATTTGTATGAAACACATTATCGCAGCACTTGCTTTGCTATTCCCGCTGATGTCAGCAGCGCAAACCTATACTGACGAAGTAGCAAAAATAATCAACAACAATTGTGTAGTGTGTCATCGTCAAGGTGGCATTGGACCAATGAGTTTTGAAACGTACGAACAAGTACGTCCGTGGGCACCTCTTATACAAATGAGAGTTGCAAACAGAGAAATGCCTCCTTATGCTTATGATCACGGCATAGGTATACAAGACCTACAAGGCGACTGGCGTTTATCGCAAGATGAAATAGACACAGTTGTTGCATGGGTTAACGCAGGCGCACCTTATGGTGATGCAGATACAGTAGTACAGTCTGCAGATTTACGTGATCCAGATGCTTGGAACTTTGAAGGTGACTTTGGACCTCCTGATGCTGTAATTCCAAGTGTAGCAATAGACATACCAGCAAACGGAAACGATCTTTGGCACAAACACTTAGTACCAAGCGGACTTACAGAAGATCGTTGTATCAAAGCAGTACAAGTTAAACCACGTGGTGATGCAAAAGCAGTTGTACATCACGCAAACTCCTCTATTATTACAGCAGAAGGACGTGAAGGTATGCTCACGGAGTATGCTATGGGAAAGTGGGGAGAGATTGTTCCAGAGGGAGTCTGTCGCACACTACCAGCAAACGCACAAGTATCGTGGGACATTCATATGTTCCCAGGTGGACTTGGCGCAATGGCACCAGGCGGAATGATCAAAGACAATGTGGTAGAAATTGGACTGTGGTTATACACAGAAGAGGAAAGCCAACAATTGAAATACAAGCAGGACTTGAGTTTATACCGCTTAGGCAATCAGGACGATTTGGTTATCCC